TCAGTGAATTGCTCCCAATCGCTTGGGAAACAGTCGACCGCATCAAACACAACGATATTGCTCGCATCATGTATGCATCATTGACGGAAGAAACAGTCGACCGATTCAATCGCTCACAGCACAAAACGCTCGCAGGACTTGAGGCATGTTACACAATGCTTATCACATGCAAAGCATTAGACATCAGCGTGTCGGTCGCATAAGGAAAGGTTATCAACATGAAAGCAAACACAAATGGAATGGGCGGACAGTCACTTGCTCGCGTAAAGGAAGAAATCGTACATCGTATGCTTTTGGAGGCACAATGTAATGATGACTTGAAGGAATCCGAGCGCAAGCAGATAATCAATGCAATCTGCCGCCTTGATGCAACAATCTGCAAGATTCTTACATCATAAGAATAACTGACTGAACACAAGACCCCGAGCAATCGGGGTCTTTTTTGTTTGTCACACGTCAAAAACTCCTGTTCACAATGACGAAAGCGAGGCGCTTTTATGTCAGCCCGATGAATGTATCAGAATGAACAGTAAACCGCGCTATCCTCCTTGTGTGCGTTGCTACAGGTATTCCATTGCAACAGCACAGAACGTGCATTGATGCACCATCCCAATCCGTGACGCTGTGTCACACAATGAGGTATGTGACGCTGTGTCACATGTGACGTTGTGTCACGTGACGCTCAATCACATAGTAAAGCAATAGGAGAATAACTGTTACGTTCCGTAACATGTGACGCTATGTCACACGTGACAGTCAAACACATAGCAAACAGGTAGGAATACTACTGTTACGCCATGTCACATGTGACGCTGAATCACCTAGCAAAGAGGTCGGAATACTATTGTTACGCTCCGTCACACGTGACAGACAATCACATAGTAAAGCGATAGGAGAATGGCACTATAAACCAGATGTGACAATGCGTCACACGTGACAGTCAATCACCCTCTATGGCGATAGGAGAATGGCTGTTACAGAGCGTAACAATGTTGCAGAATCAATGGTTGCATTTGACACATAGTGACCGCCCAAATCGAGAATCGGGCAAAACCCAAGAACCCGCCTAGCAAGGCGTACAAGGCGCAAAGCGAGGAGTTACCCCCATTCTTGATACATTACACCTCTTTGGGTCATTCCGCGATTGTACTTCCTAAAACACCCAGATTCTGCGGTGTATGACACAGCGAAACATTCTCAAACATTTTCAACAGTTTGATGTCTATATGGTTGCACGATATCAACGTGGGTGCTTTATTCATATTGTGAATATCAACAAGCGACTGCAAAGCCCTTGGGATGTCTGTGCCCGTCGGCACGGCGGTGATTGGGTTTCCGTACACCAGACGACTTCTGAACACGAAGCAAGGAAAATCCTTGCCCGTATGAAGCAGTTACCTGATTCAGTCGGAACAGGCAATGGTTGGTGGTTAGAGGTCAAGGCAATATCCCCCGCAAGTAAGCGAGACCGGATGTTCATTACCCAATGCCAAGCAACCAGAAATGTTGTGTTCACAATGCTAGAAGAACATGGATGGGACTTCAATGTATAAGGATTTAGAAAGCAAGGCGGCAGTTGTCATTGAACGATGTACCGCTATCAGCAACATCGCTGGACGCTTGACCAACAAGAAGCGCAAAGTAGTCACAACGACTTTGGGCAAGCAACTTGGCGGTGACTTGAACGCCGCAGAGATGCACGAGGCTCAAGTCAATGCTAATGCTAGTCGGGTTCGATTTATGCTTGAAGACATGAGGAAACTCAAGGCTGACATCATTGCCATTGAAGCACTTCTGGTCGCAGAACAAACCAAAGCAAGTGAAGCAGTAAGGAAAGGACAAAAGTAATGACACCCAGACAACCAGTCACCCAAGAAGGACTAGACGAAGCAGTCGAGAAGTTGGACACGATTATGAACCTCCTCCGTGAGGTTCGACAGATTGCCGGTGTGACCAAGATTGCATATACATACAATGTCCACATTCAAGGTTGCATGGATGATGTTGAAAAACTGAGCGATGCAATTGCCGAGTGGGAGTTAGAGGAAGAGGATGAGAACAATGACTAATAAGCGACCTGCCATGACTAATGACACATGGAACGAGCGTGAGACACAGGGAGACGTTGACTTGAGACGTATTCAAATCCCAGAGATTGGCAAGAAGGGTAAGCAAGGAGACACAGACGGCGAGTGGACGGTTGATTCAGTCAGTCACTATGGTGCAAGGAAGGTTCTTGTCTGCGACCATGCAAGCATGCATATTAGCGTCAAGCCATATGAAGATTGGAAGATTGAGAAAATCTACATTCACAGTTGATGCATAGCCCTGCCGGTGGGGCTAATCACCGGCATCTATATAGTTGCACGATATCAACACTCGTGCTTTGATGAGTCAGTCGGAAAGGACTTACTGCTATGAATCTTCAACCACACACCAAGTCTCAAATCGCTTGGTTGCCTCTCATCCACCCAAATCCTAATGTGACCAAGCAAACTTGCCATCCAGAGATTGCTCAACGCCTTGTCCACATGCTCAACATGGACCTCCCACTTCAATGCTACGAGAACGAAATGGTAGTCACTAAGATGGGTGTCCCATACATCTATGCACAGAAAATCACTCGCATACATGCCGGTTGGACAACTAGGACTGTGGACATTGGTATCTACACCGCTGAACCCAAGCGCCCATCTGTCGACTTTGAGAATCTCGACTGGGTTTTGACTGACCAACGCTCCATAGTATTCCACGCTGTCGAGATTGGGTATCACCCGTGCATGAATGAACAGTTGACTCTTAACTCTTACTTTGACAAGGAATTCTGCTATGCTGTCGCACACAGTCGCCTAACTGGTAGCGATACAGAACACACCTTCAAGGGGTTTACTCGTTCTTATCGCGTGTTCGATTACTGCCCTTCCAGCACCACCGGAGACATTGATGTTCTTGTAACAAACACATCCGATAGGAGCGCAGTCGTACGCCTACGAAAAGGAGGGCTAAAGGAAAGACACGAAATAAATCAGTAAGTGCCTTGTGTTCATACAAAGCCCTCTCCGGAGGGCTTTTTTTGTGTCATACCGTCAATGCATTATAGGAACACCTAATCCATGCACCACCCAGCAAGGCACACAAGGCGCATAGACGAGAGTTAGATATCAAGCCGCAACATTATGCCTCTCCGTGGTTTTGCGCCGCGCTTTCGTCAAGATAAAGGTATGCCCATATATGGTTGCACGATATCAACACCCGTGCTTTATTGTTGCTGTTGCTCGTGCAACAAGGAGGTAGGACTTGATTACTCAGCAAGAGGCGTTCAATCAACGAAGACCATCTCTCAAGGCTCTTAGAGACATGATAGAGATGGACGCAGAAATCAACGTGACTGTAATCCGTAATCCACAAGGTGCTGGATACTTGGTTCGCTGGCACAGGAATCTCATAGACATCGTCCACCCAGTAGACACTGTTCTTCAGGCGTGGCACTACTATTCTGGTTTGCGTCAAGCATATAGGAACACACACACATGGTAACGCTTTTATTCTGTATTGGAGCATCAGTAATGATGCTCTGCTACTTCATCTGGTTGAAGGAGACGGACAATGACTGGACGGTATGAAGTGCTGAATATTATCAGCGGTAAGACAACTAGGTATGACCGCTACGACTGGGCGAAGCACCGGGCTGAATGCATCGGCGATTCTATTATCTTTGACGTACTGTCAAACAATCGAGTCCTGCTGGTATGCAACAATATCAAGAACAACGCTGAGGACTTTTATGAAGTCCGGTACACCACTGAAATCACGACCGGAGGGACTGTCACTCAAACAGTACCCGGGTACAACTTACCTCAAACTGTGGAGATAGGACTATGAACAAACTAACCCAAACCGAAATCAATAGACGGAAAATCAGAAAGAACATAGAGCAAACTATAGAAGTCCTCTACGGGGCTTTTGCCTTCTTGCTCATCATTGCAACCTACTGGATGCTTACAATGCTTCCCCAACATGCTTACAAGTTTTCCCACTAATCGTTTGCTATCAAGAACACAAAGACCCCAACCGGGGTCTTTTTTTGTTGCTGTCGCAGTCTTGCACACATGCAACATACCAGCCCAACGTATTCAGGCACTCTACCCGTAGCAAGGCGCACAAGGCGCAAAGCAGGCGGGTATACGGTCATCTGACACATTATGCCTCTGCGTGGACTTCCTCTCGTCTATGAGGAGGCTAAAGGCGAGCGTTTGTATCAAGCAACAAAAAAGCCCGGAGGTTAGTCCGGGCTTAGTGTTTGTAGGTAGTGGTAGTTAACTGAATGACCAGTCTGACCACGCCCTCATGCCTTTTAGTCGTGCAAGAACATCACCACGATTCTCACATGTTGCCCACCGTGCTTCTGCTCGCTCTACTGCTTCTTCTTGTGTCAATGCAGGACGCGCTAGTTGTACACATGTTGACTCCAGTGTGTACACCTTCATCTCTGAATCACTGCCCATCGTCTCAATAATGACATCGGCGGTCACTTGCTGACCATACCGCTTTGCGTGACTACTCTTGTAGTCATCGTACTGATAACCAATGACTTTTGCAGTCGTACCTTGAGCAAGCAACTCACGCTTACGGTCATTAGAGCGCAAGAGGAACCCGCGACCGCTACATGCAAAGCATGGGTACTCACGCTTGCCCTTCCAGAATCCATCTTCGCATTTGTCACACTGTATACGATATCTAGCCATCCGCCTTGTAGTGCAACAAAGTCGCACCTCTTGCCCCACAATGTCTTTACCGTCTACTTCTTCGCGCTCTACCTTGTCTGCTTGAATCAATCCGTCTGCCAATACTTGCACCCAGTGCTTTTTGATTGAGTCCCAATGCTGTGTGACAGGCTCAAGTGTTGGTTCCCATTGTGACGCTCGTCCAGCAAACCGAGTTGACCAAGATAACACAGTTACCAGACGGTCTTCATTGACCAAGTAATACAAGGTAAAGCCATCAGAGTCATCATAACCATTGACTTCCCACGATGCTAACTGTACCAGTCGTACGTCTGGTCCGATGTCTCCGCTAAGATTGTTGTCCATTACTAACTCCTTCATTGTCACAATAGCAACTAGTTTTATATCGTGCAACAAAAAAAGAGCAGGATTACTCCTGCCCTCTATCAACTGACTATGTAGGTGTTCGGGTTGACTTTTTTGCACATTATCAAGTCATCCGCGAGATTCAAGGTTTCCCTCCAAGTCAAGTGTTTCTGGAAAGAACCGTTGACTAGCACAAACTGATACATTTGCGATTCCACCAGTTTCCTGACTTTCACGCCTATAGGATTGGTGTGCATTGCTTCTGCTTTACTGCTTCTTTGCATAAGTCTCTAACCTCCTCTGATTCCATATTGAAAGCGTATAGAAATTCATCCATGCCCGTCTTATTCTTCCGCTCCTGACGTGTCTCTAGAATACTAATAATGCCTTTCTCCAATAACACATCTACCTCTTCACTATATGAAGCAATAGGATAAGCAAAGACAAGCATTTGCCTTGAGTGCCGAATAACGTTGCTAAGGGTAAAACAACTATTGTTGTCAGTCGCACAAGAATCAACGTCTTGGACTTTGCGTATTCCATTGCCTGAGACATAAAGAATGTCTCCTAATATACAAACAGTCTTTTGCTCAATCGGAATGTCTCCACACATGTAGGACTGGCATAGAATGTTCCTGCCGGGGATTACTTTCAGTGTACTCATGGAGTGAATATAGCAAGTATGCTTATATCGCGCAACCATATCTAACAAACAAAAAAGAGGCGATTACTCGCCCCTTCTTTGCCTACTTACAAAACTTCCCACAATCCTTTCTATGAAACTGATTCAAAACACATTTTATCGGAGCGGAAACCCGGGTCGTTTTCTTCGTTATATTTCATGCAGTACGCTCGCGCCTCTTCAATGGTCTGAAAGTGCTTGCTATATCCACGATAGCGCCTAGGTCCTGCTTGAGGTCTGCGACCTCCGGGGTAACTCTTGTCTAATGCCCACCACGTCTGCTTGTATGTCCTATACATCTCTAACTCTCCTTCGTTGATGTACTCACAATAGCAACTAGTTTTATATCGTGCAACTACATACTGTAGTAATAAGTAGCACAGGCATGGAGGCGCGTAATGACTGACACATTGACCCGACACTGGAACGGGTCAGCCCTCATGACCATTGCCTCTAGGATAACTTTCTTTTCTATGTCTGTGTGTTCCAGTTTTGCACGTGTGACAAGGTCAGAGCAAACACCATCAGCGGCTCGTGCCTCCATCATTCTGGCAACACCATTACTTAGAACCAGAAACCGCCCCTTATGGGGCGTGTCTCCGTCATGCATAACAACTCTATCTAACTTCATTCTTATATTCTCCGGCACACATAGACAGTGCCTGACCCCTTCATACGGTAAGCAATGTAGTAAGGTCCTGCCAAGAGTTTATTAGCATCAGCAATACTGATTTTCACAAAGTGTTCTGTAGGAGGCACCTTCAAGTGGACAGATTCTTCAGTCTGGTTGACTTCAGTAACCGTCTCCATTAGTGAATCAAATAATGCATCAATCTCCTCTGCGCTCATATCTACTCTCCTTTGTTTTCTGTTAGTTTTTTGACTTGCTCTTCCGCTAACTTAAGCAGGTCACTCATTGAGATGCCAAATGCATCTGCAAGTTTAGCAATAATGCCAACCCCAACTGACCTCGTGCCTAGTTCTAGGCAATACATGTAGGAAACACTAAAACCGGCTTTAGCGGCTAGGCTTTTTTGACTCAACTCGTTTTTTATTCTTAGATTCCTAATGACGTGAGCCAAACCGATTTCTATGTCTCCTGTACGCTCTTTACTCCTCATTATTTGTTTGCCAATCGCTTTCCGGAATCACTTCCTTCTCCCGAGTTATCAAGTTTACGGTTTCTACTTTTGTGTCACGTCCTTGACGCTTCAGTTTCAATGCTTGACGGATTGCCCAACTTTCGTGTTTATAGACATCAACTTTAGGCAACCTATTACCTTTCCCTTGTGGAGTACTAAGTACTCGGAATATGACTTTATCCATTCTGAAACCTCACTTGTATGTTGATTACCGATATAATAGTAGGCGTTGATTCAGAACGCAAGTAAAGGAGCAACATTTGTATAGTTACTATTGCACCGTTATAAGAGTTATAGACGGAGACACTTTTGTCGCAGACATAGATTTAGGGTTTGGGATATGGTTACGGGAGCGTCACATACGCATCTACGGGGTAAACACACCAGAGATTGACGGCAAGACAAAGGATGCGGGAATGAAGGCAAAAGCCTATCTAGAAGAATGGCTCAAGCAGAATGCATTTGATTTGTCTATAGTCGTTGAGCAGAAGCAAGACAAGTTTGGAAGAATACTTGCGCGTGTCTATGGATTACAAAGCAAAAATCTAGCACAGAATATTCTTGATGAGAAACTTGGCGTAAAGTTTATGGATAAGTAAACAAACAAGACCCCCTATTGGGGGTCTTCGTCTTCACCGGGACAGTAATCTAACTCCGGTTCCTGTGTGTTCAGATTGAACAAAGTAACTGACTCCGCAGACACTCGTCCATAACCAGACCTAGATTGTTCTACGTATTCATTGAATACAGACATTGCTTCTTCCTTTGTCTTGTACGCACCAATAAGACCCAAGTTAGATACATTGACTGTATAGGTAGCCCAATGCATTAGAACGCCATTTAGAATATCCATGGGTTGTACTCCATTCCTTCAGGCCAATTGTCATAATCAAGCAGTAGAGCATTTGCCTTGACACTTTTAGTTTCAAAGCCTAGTTTGTCAGTTGGTGGTTGTGCCTCACTAAACTGGACAATGTGTTGGAAGTGCCAGTTTCTCCAGTCATCGGCAATGTGTTCGCATAGTTGCCAGCATGTATTGTCATAATCCCACGCATGGAGACCGTTGACCGCTTTACCTGACTTGTAATATGATTGCCGGAAACCATATATCTCACATGTTACGTCTGTATTTATAATGCCTTCACTTGACCACACTGCGACTGTTTTACCTTCGCAGAGTAACTCTTCTATTTGTTCTAACATTCCATCCTCCAGAACGTAACAATAGCAGGTGCTTTTATATCGCGCAACCAAGAAAAAAAGCCCCCGGGACATCGGAGGCTTTTAGGATGAAGGTTAGGACAAACTCTGCATAAGCAGTACGCTATTATACCGCCATGAAAACTTTAGGTTGACCACATACTGCCCATGCATAAGCAAATGCATCTACGCAGTCATCATGGTGCCCTACGGGAAAAGACAGAAGTTCTTCTTCCCAGAAATCAGGTAGCGAGGGGCTATGAAAAACTTGCCCATATTCATATCTTGCCTCTATCGGCATAAAGCGAGTAAGTTTGTCTTTATCGGGTCTTATTCCACGGATTGGGAGTTTGGTTCGTCTTAGCAACTCTTGAATTACAGCCGCTTGGTATTGCACGTTCTCAATGGCAATGGTCTTAGGGTTCCACTTACGTGCCATCTCCTCAATAAACCGCAGTACAGCGGCGAAATCCGCTCGTATCCTTGCTACATCCAGAACGTACAAATTACCTCGTGAATCACGGGATACAGCAACAATAGCAGAGTAGTCAGCATCTTGTCTTGTTGATATAGCAAGGTCAACTCCAAGATACACATCTAATGGTTCACTTGGTAATCCCTTTTGCAACCATTCTCGCTTTACTCGCGCACCAGCAAGGTCTACAAATTCTGCTAAGTATTCTTGCCTAAACGCGATGCTTGGCAATGATTGTTTAGCCGACTCAACTTCCGATGGGTCTATGTATGGATTACTGACCGTAGGCATTTGCCAAGACATCCAGTCTTCTTCTGTCTTAGCCCTGTCAAACAATGTAGAAAAATAGTTGCGCCCTTTAGGCGTTGATAGAAAAAAAGCGTCTCCTTTATAGTCAGTTAGAGTAGGGCGCAGTGCCTCTGTCCATGCAGTTTCAAGGTAACGTGCCATAGCCGCTTCATCAACTATAACGCGTTGATACTTTCGACCACGAGCAACAGTAGCCGGGTCGTCTAGCGTCCAATAGTCAATAGCACACCCAGTTATAAGTTCTATGCGGGGTGCCGGCATAGATACTGCTCGCTTGATAATAGGGGCAAAGATACGGCGATGGTCTTGGTATGCTTCTTCAAGCAAACGAAAAGTTGGCGCAAACCATGCGGCTGACCTGCTTTGAGAGATGACTGTCTCCGCCAGTAAGTTGCCCCCTAAAGTTGTCTTCCCAAACCGCCTTCCACAAGCGACCACATTGAAACGCTTTGCTTCATTGAGAATGGTCATCTGGTTTATATGCGGTTCGGGAATCTGTATTTTTATGCTCACTGGTTCTTTACGTACTCAACTACTATCTTCATTGGTTCACCGTCAGAGTTACCGATTTCAGTTTTAGCAGACCATTCATTCTTACGGCGTCGCTCTAGCCACCATGCGGCGGCTTGCCATGTCTTAGAGGCGGCTTGCTGAATAATAGCAACGTTTCTCACGACTGCATCAGCCTCAGCCTTTTGGACATCTTCTTCAAACTCAGAATACTCTTTTATCCAACGCCCAAATGTTGCCTCACTGATACCTGCATATTCGGCGGAATCTTTACGTGTGTTCCCAGCAGATAAAGCATTGCAAATCTTGCGGTGCGTTGCTTCGTTATATTTAGTTGGTCTTGCCATAGTGCAGTAACTCCATCAGTTCTTGTCTACAAGTTGCATCGTAATAGAAACACCCAGACAATCGACTCGTTACCATTTCTGGCTTTGATTTCTGAACACCTCGGCAACTCATGCAACTATGCGTTGCTTTGATTATTACCGCAGTCCCAGCAGGATTGAGATTTTCTTCTATTGCATCGTGAATTTGCATAGTAAGACGCTCCTGTACTTGCAATCTCTTTGAGTAACAATCAAGCAATCTAGCCAGTTTTGAAATACCAACAATATTGCCATCGCCTGATGGGACGTAAGCAATGTCTGCTCTCCCAGTAAATGGAAGCATATGATGTTCACACAGTGATACAAACTCGATATCCCGCAAAAGAACAATGCCAGTATATTTGTGCTCTTCCTGTGTAAACTGCCTAGACAAGATTTTTGCCGGGTCATGTGAATAACCTACAGTCATCTCTACTAACGCTTTGACTACTCGCTTTGGGGTCTCTTTAAGACCATCCCGTTCAGGGTTCTCGCCAATGTAAGCAAGTAACTCCTTTATCGCATCTTCAACCATTGACTCCTCCTAATGGAATAAACCGTTTGTCAGAACGGGTATCTAACTTATCAACGTTGTACAACTTATGTAGTTGATACCCAGCCCGTGGCTTGTGCTTATTTATCTTTACTTCGCGGTTGATGATAGACAACACTTCAGGAGAGTTACGCTTACTCCACTCTGGATGCAACCAAACTACTTGTCCAATGACTCGTTCTATTGAATTGAGATACTCTATTGACTCTTCGCCTTCTACAATAATCTTTAACTCATTGGCTTTGTGTAGCATTGAAACCAACGGTTTAGACGCAAATGGTTTAGGGCTAAGTGTTATCCAGTCAAAGCGCCAACCACCTTTAATTTCATGATGACCAGCAGTTTCAATGTGAAGAGCCTTACCCGGAAATCTTTCATTGAGTTCTTCACACAATGGTTCAAGATTCCATAGCGCTGGTTCTCCGCCGGTAATGACAATAATCTGACCGTGAAAGAGTTCTATTTCATCAGCAATCTCAGATGGTGTCATCTTTTTGTTGACTGACTTGTCTAGATAATCCTTGTGCCAAGTCTGTGCAGAATCACAAAAGTGACAAGATTGGTCGCATCCTACTAGGCGAATAAAGAAAGCGTGTTCACCCATGTGTACGCCTTCTCCTTGCCACGTTTCAAATAACTCGTTGACTACATACGTCATGGTGTAAATGTAGCCCATGTCTTATCGGTTTCTGACACAGCGACGGACTTTACAATATCTCCGTATTGACTCCACGCTACTCCGTAGAAATGACTTGCCAAGTTTTCAGCAGTCGTGTGGCATTCAAACAAATCATTTAAATGCCTATGGTCAAGCGCATCAACTGCATCTTTAAATGCAGTCATTTGTCCGTAGTCTTTCACAAAAGAGTTATCGTCTAATTCTTCTGCCTCTAGCGTTAGAACAACTTTGTAATTATGTCCATGCAATCTAGCACACTGATGTCCCATTGGGAGATGGGTTAGTTGATGAGATGCTGAAAAGTGAAACTCTTTACTTATCGTATACATAGTGCCTCAAAAAAGTGTGGAGTAAACAGTCGGGTCTAAGACTTTTGCTTGCTCAAAAGCCTCACGCCGTTCCACACACGTGCCACACACGCCACAATGATGCACCCCTCCGTTATAGCAAGAGTAAGTGAGATGCATAGGAGCGTTTAACTTCCGTCCGATTTTGACAATATCTGTCTTTGTCTTATCAATAAAAGGAGCAGTCAAAATAACTGGAGTGTAGTTACATAGTTGCATTGACTTGCTCATTGCCTCATAAAACTCTTGACGGCAATCTGGATAAACTGCGTGGTCTCCTTTATGTGCGCCATAAGCAACGTGAGTAGCCTTTTTACTAATAGCGACCGCCGTTGCAATGCTAAGCAATGTCATGTTTCTATTAGGAACCACTGTGAGTTTCATTGTCGGGTCTTCGTAATGACCTTCGGGGACATCAATGCCCATATCAGTTAGAGCATTTCCAGCAAATGCCGTAGTAGCAAAACTACTAAGGTCAATACGAACAAATGGAACGTTATAGAAACTTGCAATAGAAGCGGCTCGTTCTAACTCACGCCTGTGCCGTTGCCCATAATCAATACCGACAGTCGTGACATCAAAACCGTGGTCTTTTAGATATGCAACAGCAACAGTAGAGTCAAGTCCTCCACTTAGACAAACCACGACGTGATTCTTATTCACTTTCAATCTCCGTTACCGCAAGTGTTTCTAGCCCTCCACGCATGGCTTGCTTGACCGTGACTGTAATAGATAAAGGAGTCAACGCATCAAACAAATCAGACGCGATAGTCGTAGAAAGGTCTTCACAAGTAATGCCTTTTTGTCGAAAACCCCAGAGATACAGTTTCAGTGATTTACTTTCAACCAGTTTAACGTTTGGAGAATAGTCAATCTGAATATACGAATAATCGGGTTGCATTGTCACTGGACACAAAGACGTAAACTGGTCAGTTTTAAAACTAACCATTGAAGGTGTTTGTTCTGGTACAAAAAACTCTAGTTTGTCGGGTCCGATTGGCTCACTAAATTTGTTGCCAAGGATTGTAATATCATCACTCATCTTTCTTCTGCCTCCTCTGGTTCACCATCTTCTATCTGCTCTTGATTCATGCCTTGAATAGCACGACCAATCTCACCAAACGAAATAGTTAAACATATACTTCTAGGATTAACTGCCAACAAACCTAAATCCCATAGTTTAACTGTACTGCCGTCTCTTAGTTGTGCTTGCCCCCATCGGGCAATGTTGTTGATGTGGTTGTTGTCTAAAGATACTACTTCATCAGGGAGAAGGTCTAAGTATCGCATTTGAGACTTCCACGAACCTCCAAGTAGGTGAACCCTTCGCCCTTTAAATGCTTCGCTAGGCAATGGTGTTGCACCATAAGAAGATGGTACTGAATACCCACACATAAACTTCTCAGGAATCTTATCTATAATGTCATGCTTAGGAATGACAATAACATTCTCTGCATACTCATTAAGTTCTTCAGCCCATTCTAAAATTTGCGATAGCGAATGGTGCTTGATACCTAACCCATCGCATTGTGCTTTAGTCATTACGTCCATGACCGTACAGTATTTAGGTTTATTTAACCTAACTGCATTTAGATGTTTTGCATGGTCGTAGGACTTAAACTCGTTGTCAATAAAGTTGACCTTGTATTTCCATGTCCAGTTTTTCATCTTCTCTTCGTCATGAAGACTTGAACAGGTAGAAATACATCCAATCATCCAACCAGACGCAACAGCAGTAAATGTAAGAGGTTCAGTTGGAGTCAATGAAAAAATAAGGTCGACTCCATACTTGCGCGACGAGAGCGGTTCTGACTTTAGACCACGTTCGTCTTCAGCCGCTTGCTCGTGTCCACTCAATGAATGAATCAACGAATCTAAATCCTCAGATGAGTATCCAGTACCGGAAAGTTCTAGGTCTGTTTTTGCAAGTTCTGCAAGAATATCAGCAACCTTAGTTTGGTCATCAATACCGATACGAGTAGTGCGGTTGTCTGCAAGTAGGATTCTAAGTTCTTGTTCTTTATCTACGTCAATCCAAGTAACTGGGACTGTTTCCCACCCCAATGATTTAGCCGCCATAACCCTGTGGTTCCCAGCAAGGATATGGTTTGTCTTTTTGTTTACAACAACGGAGCCATACCAACCATTTACTGCTAGAGACGCTTTAATTTGCTCTACATCACCTTGGTTAGCGTTTCTTGGATGATGTTTTAATAGACGAATGTCTACATCCTCTATTGACTGGTTTATGACTCTACTCAATAGGTTTACCCCAAGTTGTTTCTAATGACTCAACTACCTTGTCTGCTTGTTCTTTACTACCCGACACTTCGTAAGTTAAATACCAAAGCGCCTTAAGCAAATCATCCATTCTCTGGGTATGTACACTTCGCTGGATGTACTTCAATACATTGCCAAGAGTAAAGTTTAGATGCCATTCCTGTATGACCTCTAACGCATCAAACTTAGAATTCCTATAATGCTGTCCGTACTTCATTTAGTCCTCAAATGGGTCTGAGATATCAGTCATACCTGATGGAGCATTATCATTACGTTTTTCCAATGGCTCAATCGTATCAATTGTAACCTTACTTGACTTACGTTTATTGCCTTCTTTGTCTGTGTAATCTTCAATCCTCAATGTGCCAGTAACTGCAATAAGCCTTCCTTTTGCCATGTTACGTTGAGCAAACTCTGCCGTCTGCCTCCATGCAACAAGGTCAATGAAGTCCGCTTTAACAGCACCTTCCTGCGCTCCTTGACGGTCAACAGCAATACGCATCATTGCAACAGGTGTTCCAGATGTAGTCATCTTAAACTCTGGGTCAGCACACAAACGTCCAATAAGAATAACCTTGTTCATAAATACCTCTATATGTGTTATATCGGGTGGCAATATAACTTGCAACTAACCAGTTTTGATGGGTCTAAACACACCATCTATCACGATGCCTCTTTGCGGTTGCTTTGCACGTTTACTACGTTCCCTTTGGTCATGGTTCATGTCTGGGGGCGATGCTTCACCATCAATCCATGCAGTCAACAACTTAGCCATCCATGCATCCTTGTTACGTATAGTCCCAGTTGCTACCTGTGTAGTCATCCACTCCCTCCAATGAAATCTTTCTGGATTCTTATCAGCATCATTGAGCGTTGATTCAATCCATTCCCTTCTCTCTGTAGGTGTTTGATAATACTGACTACCACTACCAACATCTGGGCTACCTGTAGTATTAGTGTTGTTGTTGTTGTTATATTCAATTACATTATGTTGTATTGTATTAGGGGCGTGAATAACGCTTGTGTCACGCGTGACATCGCCATCTCTTCTGCGTGATTGACGCACTGCTGATTGTTCGCGCTTACGAGTAATCTCAGCCTTCGTCTGTTGGTATCTTTCATAGTTTCTGATGTACCAGTTATTGTCTGATGGTTGCTCAATCTCAAGGATAAGGCTTGCTTCAACTAACTCGTTAAAGTGTTCACTGTTAGCACCAGCATCACGCATGATAGACATTAGTTGCTTCGATGTAAAAGCACCATCTGTCAAGCGTTCACCACAAAAGCAGATACAGGTTAGGTAAAGCCACTTTGCCTCAGCAGTAAGTGGAAAGATATCTTCGTGACGTGCTATGCCGTATGCAACACTGACATACCAATAGCCTTTTGGACGTTCCATGTGAATCCCTCATCCTCGACCGCATACCTCCCGGGAGCGACCCGAGAGGCGGGCTTACACCCACTGCGGAGGAGATTCTGTTTATTATAGGTCAATGATTAGCATCCGAGATGCCTATGTGCAACTCAATTGCTTCTTTTGCTTCAATCCAAGACGTTGCCACTACAAATAAATAACCGTGTGGTTTAAGACGTTCTTTAAATGCAATCTGTGATTCAGTCAATGAACCAGATTTAGATTTCATCTCAATCCATAAACCGGGCATTGGCACAGGTACATAAATGTCCCATACACCTGCTTGTACACCCATATTTCGGAGTTTTACTGCTGTAGCAATGTCTCTACGTTCACCATTTGGCGTGTGATAAATGCATTTTAAATCTGGGTACTTATTACTCATAACTCGTATCCATTTAAACAACGCTATTTGTTCTTGGCTTTCAAGACTCAACGACTTCCTCCTCTTCAAGTGTAAGTCGCAGTGTTGCAATGCCTTGGGTAAACCATTGATGCGCTCGTTGCCTAGATACGCCAAAGTATGCACCTGTCTGTGTATGAGTAGATGGCTCATTGCCGTCTAACCCTAAGAATCTAACGACTGCTATTGCTTGAGAATCAGGCAACGAGTTTATTAATTTTAAAATGTACTCACTCGTTGAATCCTTTACAACAGATATTTCTGGTGTGTCATCTTCACTTGGTAAGTATGCATACCGGGTTCCACTTTCTTCATCAATGCCAAGTGGTGCATCTAGGCTACCAAGCCTAACTTGCATTGCAGTCCAACAATTTTGTGCTACTACAAGAGGCATACCTGCTTTAATAGCAAGTTCCTCTATTGGCATTGCTTCGCCGGTTTCTACCCAATGTTTGTCATAAATGCGTCTTACCTTGCCATAGTTTTCACTTATGTGTGACGGTAACCGAATAAGACGAGTGTGGAGTTCATATGCACGTCGCACTGATTGGCGTACCCACCATGTTGCATACGTTGAGAACTTTAGCCCTCTAGACATATCCCAATCTTCTAACGCCCTCATCAATCCTTGTATGCCATAGCAAGCCAAGTCTTCGATTTCAGATGCACCTAAATGCACGTACTGACTAGCAATCTTCTTAGTCAATCCGATGTTATGGACAACCATTACGTCTTTACATTGCTCACGCAAGGCAGGACGACTCAAACCATGCCCAATAACTTGCTCTTCTTCAGAAGTTAGTTTTCGGTCATGCTTGTTGAGTTGCCTAATCATTCTTTTTATTTCAGAATCACTTGGTGTCACATGAAAATCCAAACGTAAAAGTTAAAACCAGTAACAAAATGCAAATTGATTTTATTGCATTAGCAATGTTTTCATTCTTTTCTTTTTTACTATTCATATTATTTGCCCTAACCCTCACTTACTAAAAAACCTCTACTTCTGATTGCTTTAGAGATTCGTCTAACTCACGCTCACGTTGTCGCTTGCGACGCATAATCATGACCATGCATTCTTCTTCAGTCATCTCCAGTGCTTCCGATAGACGGCGCAAGTTATTATCTTTAGGTATGCGTTGCCCCGTCATGTAAAGAGCGATTGTTGGCTGGGTAATACCCGAAAGCAACGCCAACTGTTGCTGTGTAAGACCTCTTCTCATGCCTGTGTTATATCGTAAAACAATATATTCGCAAGTTCCTTGCACTTTATATTGCCGGTCGATATAACGTTGTGAGGGAGTTGAATATGATAACTAGCGAAACAATCAGTGCAGTTGCACCTGCATTAGTAAAAGCACAATCTGAAATGACAGGCGTTGCTAAAGAAGGCAACAATCCAGCATTTAGAAGCAAGTACATTACACTTGACAGCATCTTAGATACCGTACGACCAATACTTGCAAAGAACGGAATGATACTTACGCAAGGTTCAAAAGGTGACATCGTAGATGGTAAGTACATGGTTACCGTTTACTCACGCGTGATTCATACATCCGGTGAGTGGTTGCAATGCGAGGTCAGCATCCCACTCACAAAGTATGACGCTCACGGAACTGGTAGCGCGCTGACATACGGTCGCAGGTATTCAGCGTCAGCGTTATTGGCGATTAGCGCAGACGAAGACGATGACGGCAATGGGAGTATTGGGCAAGCACCAGCAAAACCACAATATCAACAAGCACGACCAACATATAACAAACCACAACAGCCTCAAGCAACTACTCCTAAAGCAAATGCATACGTTGAAGAACTTGACCCATTCCTAGATGGTAGATAAGTTGACTGGGCGTTCTGCGCTTGAAATACTGCGTAATGGGGGAATAGTCAGTAACCCTGACATACACCCGTCTTTCCTCCTTGTAGGGACGCACAAGGGCATTGCTGTGCGTGGCGCAGATGTAGAGTTGGCATTAGTGCTGACAATGCTATTGTATTCAAACACATGGGTAGATGAAGGTTACCTTGTGAGTAAAAGGAGAAAAGATGAATCTGATTGAGATTGCCGGGAGTTACTACGACGAAGAGACAGGCGAGTATGCTGGTCCCGTAAAGAACTGGTTTGAAGGACCTGTTGATTCTGAAGAAAAAGCATACGTCGTAATGCGATTGTTTTTAGAAGCACAAACTGAAGTTGATGCAACTCAAGCGCAGATGAATGCAGTTGTTGCAAACTGCGAGCGCATGGTCAAGCAAAAACAATCAAAGGTCGACTGGTTACAACTCAAGTACAAGACACAACTTGCGGAGTGGGCTAAAGGTCAACTTCCACGTGACAAAGATGGAATCCTAAAAAAGAAAACGTGGATATGTCCGTACGGGTCTTGGTCATGGAGGAAAGTAAAAGAAACGGTTAAAGTCAAAGAAGGACTGTCTGACCAAGCAATAGCATGGCTGGAAAACTATGCACCTGATGCAGTCAAGGTAACAAAAAGCATCTTAGTGAGTCAGTTACCACCAGAAGCAAAACAAAACGATATGTTTGAAGTAATACCTGAACGTGAAGTTGCTACGTTGAAGGCTGGAGGATAATGCTTCTCCAACAACTACAAGAACATATTAGTAAACTGCCAACGTATGCGGAAAGCAGTCACTGGGTCATACGTAAAGACCTTTATAAAAAGATGCGTCATTATGCATTAATCAATGCAAAAGCAACACGTAAAGCAAAATCACGCAAGAAGCGTTTACGCGCTAAGTGCAGTAGGTAGAATTGTTTTGAGAGGTAAAAATATGAGTTTTTTCAAACTAAAAGGTACAGATGATGAATCGTATCTTCCTGAAGTAGCAACGATTGGCAGTGCTGGATATGACCTAAAGACAACTAGGACATTACTAGTTCCAGCACATGAAACAGTGATTGTTCCAACCGGTGTCGAACTAAGCATTCCAAACAATATGGTTGGCATTGTTACTAGCCGGAGCGGCATCGCTCTCAATAAAGGTTTAATAGTTTTAAACGCACCCGGCGTTATTGATGCTGACTTTAAAGATGAAATACACATCATCTTGCATAACATTAGCAAAGTCCCGCAAGCAATCACTGAAGGTGACCGCATTGCTCAAATCTTAGTTATAAAGCACGAAGCAAAAAGCGGGACTAAAACACGAAATGGCGGGTTTGGTAGCACAGGCTAAAAGTTTATCTTAGCAAATCCACCATACAAGCCCAACTCATTCCAACGGCGCGACTTTGTAGCAACTACGTCCCCTTCACGCTCTACTTCGGTAGAGTTTGTTGGGGTCGGGTTGGTATTACCTTCAACTGTAGTTACTCCCCACGGATGTACTTCGACTACAATCCCGCAGTGTGCAATTCTATTAAGTTGCCTAAAGTAGAATAATGCCATGTCTCCTACTCTGACTTCAGTCGGCGTTAAACTTGCAGTTAGGTAAGGAATCCACAACCCATTGGCTTTTGCCCATCGACTGTAATCTGGGCAATAAGCGCTACGAGGCCATGATTCAGTAATAGGTAATCCTAGTTTATGAGCCGCACGCTTGTATCTATAAACCAAAAACGCGGCACACCAAGGATAACCTTCAGTCAATCCGCAAGATTCTAAATACTTCTTGACTGCAGGACCTTTGTTGTTTCCTCCGACTTCAGTTACGCCTACGTTTGCCAATGCATCTTGAGCCGCCATAATAGCAATACTGCGTTTTATGTCCATGTCTTACCATCATCCTCCGACTTTATAATAGTGATGCCTGTTGTTGCAGTGCGATACAAGAGATACCAAACACCTAAACGCCAAGTGATACTTGTACAGTCAGACGCAACGCCTGATGCCACAATGACGCTAGCGGCGCGTACAACGTTCATCTGCGGGTCATAAACGACTCGCTTGATGTTTGCACTAGTATCAACCCAAGCGATAATCATCTTGCCTTGAGGACTAATACCCATACATCCATTTGTTCCTGTTGCCGATACAGTTGTTGCCAATGTTACATTTGCTCCTTCATCTTCTGTCCAGTACAGTTCAAACGAACCAGTTCCTGTTATTTCGCATAGTATCCAAAGGCGCCCATCACTGTCAGTAGTTGAATACCTAATCTGTACACACTCAGCACTATTAATACCAGTTACAACATTGTTAAAAGACGTACCATCGTGTCCACCAGCAAAGTGTAATCTAACATACGAACCATCAATGTCAGCATAACAAAGACGTTGATTAGGTGCGGTGTCAATACTTGGACACGTTCCCAATGGACTCAAAACACGAAATACACCTTTACTACGTTTAGATGTATGTAGTGGTAGTAGTGGGATTTCTGTAGTGACTTCCCTTATCTTGTGTGCCGATTCGCCAAGACCCCACGGTGCGTCTGTGTAATAACGTCCATAGGTGTCAGGCGTTGAATCAGTACCTCTGTTCGAGTTATCACTACTTAGCAGTAAGTCAACTGTAGCAGATGAAGACACTCCTCCAGTCGGCAGTAAACTAAATCCATGAGCAATACCACGAAGAGTCGCTCCACTTGCCATGTTTAGTGCGCCATCTATGCCACCATTAATGTCAAATGGGTCGAATAAGTCAGGTATGAAATCTCCATTTATTTTGTCAAATAATGTTTGAGCAACAATGGTTCCATTAGCAACTTGATGTCCGTAGGTGAATGTACTACCTGAAGGAGAAGCAGGAGTAACAAGGATGCCCCCTCCGTACAACCATGATGCATAACCAGTAACACCATTTAAGTAACAATCTCGTAACGGTGGGCGACTAACGCTACATGTAGCACCGGCTGGGTAAGGTACTGAAACGGTGCATGTATATCCGGGATGTCTTGTTATTCCTGAATCAACTGCTGTAACCTGATTTTTAAAATCAGTAATAGTAAGTAACTGAACACTGTAAGACGTAACACCAGTTGACCCGCCTACGGTGCGTTGCCACCAAACATCAGATTCTTCTTCTGTCCTGCCGTCATTATCAAGTTGCCAAAATCTCCGACTGTAATAGTTAGTAGTCGTTCCACTTTCAGACACAACTGCAGGAGTGATTCTTTCATTTGAGTATTCACGACCGCTAAAAACGAAAGTGTTATCAGTAGTTATATTAGACAAGTTACCATCGAGCATTGTTAGTGAACCAATAACTCGAATACGTTGTGCGCTAGTTACACCCCAATATGCTGAATCAACAGATTCACTACCTGCATTACTAGAGTTAGTGGTATTGACTCGCGGATAAGGATTGTCTTTGCCATCACTTGTTGGTAATGGACCACCTCCTGTGCTTCCGGGTGAACATAAATCTATTGTATTTTGGGTATTTGTAGTAGTGCTGTTTGCAGCCACATTCCACAGTTTTACGTTGCCATGGTAATCCAATATTTCTAACTGACCATACACAGGCGGAGTAGTTAACGCCCTCAAGTTAATAGTGAAAAACCTATAACTACTCATCGCTAAAAATGGTGAAAATGTGACATTGACGCCACTGCAAGTTACAGGTAATGAAGTTGTATAAACTTGATTAACACCATTAAAACGCCAACCCCTAAACAACAAACGAGTAGCAAGATAATCATCACCGTTAGACAACAGCGTTGAACTTTGGATTTCCGCTGAAACCCATAAAGGTACATCGTTTAAAGCAGATGTTTGCGTATTAGGACCAAGCGCAACTTGCGTCAATGTAGTAGAAATACTGTATTTTACAAAGTTGTCACTCCCAGACCATGACCCGCTACTTAGCGTTACTGTTCTAGTAGATGCATCAAACCCATTTATAATTACATTTAGATTAGGGGTTCCATCTGGGTATGCACCGTTCCATGCGCGTATGCGACCAGCAATATTTATGCTTCTATCTAAAGTTGCAGATGTTGTTATTGCACCAGCAGACGATGTGTAAAACGCAGTGCTACTTATAGCAATAAGTGAGTAACCCCACTGTGTAGCGTTTTGACTGTAAAAAGTATGTGTATATGCTTCCGCGTGGACATCTCTAGTATTGACTTTAACAAGTGATACACCAAAACCGTGCGTCGCTCCATTTGGTCCTGTGATAGAACCAGATGCGCTTAGCACGGCTGTGTAATCAACTGGCACTGAACTACTAACAACACCAGTAGCAGTTACAGTTGTGCCATTGACACTCAGACTACATGATGCTGTTGCACTCAATGTAGACATCTCATACCAACGATAACTTGTTATTGGAGGAAAAACAGCAGGTGCAGTAGTTGAACTATAAGGCGCTTCAGTTATGTCCCAAAGAACATCTGTTGCTACCTGTGCAAAAAAATCACCGGTAATATCTATCGCGTAATCGTAATAGTTTACGCTTGATGATAACGTTCCACTGCCTACAATAATGTTACTTGACGCAGTATTTCCGTGTCCATTATTGACTACAACTGTAGCAGTTACAGTGTAAGACCAAGTCGGGGCACCGGGACCGGACGATGTCCCAATAGCAGAAAATGACACAGAACCTGAAAACCCAACATGACCACCAAAAGTAAATGGTGTTTGGCAAAAGTTAATTTCTGCTTCAGGGGGTATAGGAAAAAACGGTTTCCATATTCTGTTTCTAATGTTTTGTGTGTGACTCATCGACAAAGTAGATGGTCTTGATGTTTGTAGGTATGGCATTAACTTGGCAGTAGTTGTGCGGTGTATTTACCGCGTCTTATTTTTACTGTACTAGATTCAAACTCAAATCGTATTTCAGGTATTGAGAGAATGCGATAAAGACCCTTAACTGTAGTTCCGTCTGGTTCCATAATTTGCACTATATCGTTTAGCCATATAGGTCTATTACTAGAAACAAGAACCAAAAAATCTGCTTCAAACTCAATCATTGCACGACCCGGAACAATACGGTCATACAAAACAAGTGCGGCTCTGTCTACTGCTTCCTGCGTAGTCAAAGCAGGGTCGCGAAACTGATAAGGAACAGGTCGACCACGCCAGTTAGCAGGTCTAGATGCAGGAGGAGTCGATGGCAACTCAGCCGCATCATCAACATACTGTTGATACAAGTAAACACCTGCCGTAGGGTCAAGACCTATAACTTGCACTTGCGTTGCTTCTGACGTTTCCCAATGCGCTCTCATTGCACGTATAACTCTACTTGGTGCCAACGCTTGTGGAATACCACCTGTAATAGCGCCTGCAGTCGTTTGCCACAAAGTCATTACTGAAGTTGTCGTAGATGCCGGATTACGCCATACATACTTGTAACCGGTCAACGTCGGAAACCAACCTGTCAACCAGTTTGGGTAGTAGTCATTCTTAATCTTGTCTAGATAACTACCAACAGTATCTCCGTAGTCAGGCGCTAACGAATATTCGCCACGCGAGATGTTTTTTGTGTATGGCAACAACAAAGTGAAAGTATCTGTTTCAACATCGGCTGGGTCATATCCAGCGATTGTAACCAAGTCATCTATTGCATAATCAGGAGTCAAGCCGTCATAAGGAAAACTTTCGACAATCCAGATAAGGTCAAAATCACCACTGCGGTCAGTACCAGTGTATTCAAGAAGTGCAAAATCTTTATTTGCATCTGGTCCACCCCAATAAGTAATACCGGGACTACCTGCAGTTCCTCTGAAAATATCTTTCCATACAGGCGCACCAGACGATGCAGTATTAATAGCAATACGCATTGGACGGTCACTAGTAATCTGCGGTTGTTGTACACCTAGGTCTTGTAAGCGTTTTCTATATGCTGAAAAAGAACAACTTGCGCGCCCGTTTTCATCGACTTGCAGGTTAAGACTCGTGACTGCACTCGTTATATCTACAGGACTATTACTCGTTGAACCTGCAACTGGTTGGTAAACCATGTCAACTTCATAAAGACCCCAAGTCCCGGTTCCAGTACCTGCAAAGTTAATCTTCATTCTAACTTGGTCAATCACACCATTAGGTGTGTAAGGATTTCCGTTAGGAAGCACAATGGCAGATGTCATAGTAGCAACACCAGTGCCTATAATGTCGTAAGCACTAGTTACACCAAAAGTTGCACCAACCGGAGGTGGATATCTAAATTCTTTTGTTGGGCTAAGAACATATCCGCTTGTAGCGTATTTTATTTTTGCAAGTTGTACGGTCGCTTGTCTACCCGGGACTGTCCAATAGAAGTTAGTTGCGGGAGTAATAACGTTTGAAACACCAATTGGTAAGTCAGTAAACACGTGGTTAAAGTTAACGCCAAAGTCACTAATGACAAGTAGTTCTCTTTGCCTACACGGTATAAGCATCAATGTTATCCAAGTGTTTTTTGTACTACTTGGTTTCCATGTGAACCCGCCCGGTGCAATATTTTTATTACCTGCTTCATACTTTCCAACCTGCACACCGTTTTTACGTATGACACAAGTCCCGTTGCCGGTTAACCACACCTCTACTTGGTTCGCGTCTGATACTCGCCAAGCACACTTGAGAATAATGTCTTCATTGACATCCTTTAGACCCGGTACGTAAAGACTTAAATACATTGCTTGGTTTGCAACCACAGGCAATGTAGTCATTACAGTTTCAGTAAGACCTAAACTCTGTAAGTAATAATCACCGGGCGCTTTGATTTGCATTTGCTCCCAGTTAAGAGGTGTTATAAATGAATAATCAGAAATGGAATATCTAGCGTAATCTCCGGTGTAAGTTGTTGTCCATGCCGCATTAACAGGGTTTGGCATCAACATAGCCGTACCTGTTACAGGGTCAGCCCACACGTTGCTACTGTTAGCCATGTCCCACGTTGTGCCGTCAGCAGATACAACAAGGCGTCCTTTCAATGGACGTGGTTCTGGACAATCAAGTTCGACTTTTAAATCCCAGAGTGCCATTACAGTATCCTTCTATTCATTCCTGCATTAACACCTGATTTACGTGCTTCGTCTCTAAACAAACGTCGCAAAGCACGTTCGAGGTCTGTACCCGCAGGTATAGGACCACTACCGCCGGGACCAAAGTCACCAATACTTAAACTACTACGTCCACCAGACTCTTCAGCCGCATTAAAACCAAGTTTCCCTAACTTCCCGCCACCTAATGTTTCGCGTCGCAACTGCAGTGCATCTGCACTATCTTTTGTGTTCTTTTCAATTTTGCCAAGCGTTTCAGCAATAATGCCTTGTCCGCCGTCGCCTTGGTTTTGCCCAAAAATAATCCCATCAGGTAATCCTTGTGGTCCCAAGTTTGCAAGAATCCTGCGTTCAAACTCTTTTGCCCATGTTTGAGCCATACCTATTGCACCACCAGTTTGATACGGTGCAAACAATTTTCCTTGTACGTGCTTTTCTCTTAAACCACCTGCTTCCGTTAAAGAAGTATTGGCTGTCGCTAACTCTTGACCTATTTTAGTAGCCGATAAAATAGGTGATTTTACCCACGGGTCAAATAATTTAGCCATAAACTCTGCTAAATCCCTAATGCCATTACGAATGTCAATCATCATGTTTTGCCAGAAAACAGATATAGTGTTTCCTGCATCAGCAAAAAACTGTTTTATGTCACTAACAACCGCTCTAATAATGTTTGGCATTTCTTGAATGTAAGCCAACGTGTATGCCATAAACGTAACAAAACCTTTTTGAAAGTCAGACATACCCATATCTTTCATAAGGCTTTTTAAAACGTCAGCAATAATGTTTGCTTTTGCAATAGCGGTAAACACTTCACCAATCTGCCTTGTTGCTTTTTCAAACATGTCTATTAAAGAAAAAGCGCCTGCTTGTGCATTACCAAACATATCTAACAATCCACGTCCGAGTGGAACGACTGATTCTTTTAGTCGGTCAGTAAAGTTTTCCCATGTAACCAAATAACCTTTTGTCATCTTAGGCAAATTCATCAACTCATTCGTAATCATACGAATAGCGTCGCGTCCTTCAATCCCAAGGTCTTGTATCTGTTCAGTGTCAGCAGTACCAAAGGCACGTTTTAGAATCATACGAATCTGAGGCGTACGTTCTGCTAACTGATTGACTTCCTGTGCCATCAGTTTGCCTTTTGACGCAATCTGCGACAAAGCAATAATGACTCCGTGTAACTGGTCTTTGCCTCTGCCTACAAGAGCAAGTGCGTTACCAAACCCCATAATTGCACGTTCAGCATCTTGTGCGTTTAACCCAGCCGCTTCAAGGTTACCTACGCCGACTCGTACACCTTCAAGGTCAATACCCGGCAACTTAGCAATCTCACGTAGTCTTGCAAGTTGTGCTGTTAGTTCTTCAGCGTTTGCGGAATATGCGCCAAGTGCTCTTACTTGTGAGTCATACGCCATTGCTGATTGAATTCCAATAATGGAATCAAAGTTTTTCGTAACAGCACCTAGCAACTGAAACGCAGTATGAATCTTCATAAAACTCAGCGCAGTATTACCCGCTTGCTGACCAGTTCGCGTAAGTTGGCGGCCCACATTGTTTAGTGCAGTGCCGATTGCTTTTTCACCTTGTACAGATAACTTTACTATCAACTCTGCAACTGTCACTGTTAACCTCCAAATATCGACTGCAATACGTCCTGCTGGTTTTCTTCTATTTCCCTTGCAATGAAAGCGACCTCAGCGATTTGGTCAAGGCTGAGGTCTATTTCACTAGGATGCTTGTGAAGATATCTAACGGAATAATAGAGGACGTATGCTGCTATTCCGCGGACTCGTTTTTTGCTTCAGCAACTTTGACATTCATGTCATCCATTGGGAAGTAAGCCATAAACTCGCCGAGTACTCTAAAGAATACTGTCTTATTAACCCGTGCTAAATCAGCAAACGCTTTGACTGGTGCTTCATCTGGAGTTTCAGTCGCTTCAGGTTCATAACACTTACCTAGCAGTTGTACTTGAAAAACCATTGGTTCAGAGTATTCAGGATAGGCGTAACGAATCTTTTTCAGTTCACCGGCATCTGGAAACAAGTCAGCGGCTTTAGGTTGCCGAAATCTCAACGTAGCACCCTCACCGGCTACATCACTCAAATCGACAACCAATACACCGTAATCAGTATCTGGCTGAATCTTCTTTAAAGAAGCAATCATTAAAACTCCCCTTTAGGCAACAAAGTAAGAATCAATACCGTTTGTGCCTAAGGTGATAGTAACATTCTCTGTAACAGCCTCGCCAGATGACACACTAAACGAATAGTTATAGATAACTCCGGAATAGACTTTACTGGTAAGAGTGCCGGGAGCAATTGTTACATCAACATAAAAGCCATCTTTACCTTGGAAGATAGGCATTGTTTGCGGAGCAGTACCTGTAACTCCATTAGTAACAACTTCAATCTCAAGGGTTCCAGACGATTTAACTTTCTGCATCTTCTGAGTAGCATCACCAATAGCCGCTACATCTGCTGTTGCCCAAGTAATGTTGAGTTTTGCACTACGCAAAAACATTTTTATGGTACCAAAAACTACACCTGCGTCAGGGGCACCGTCTTGAGTACCCTTAAATGTAACAAGTACATCACAATCTTCACCAATGATTTTTGCTGGCATTTCTTACTCCTATTGCTGAACTATGATGTGATACGTTGTGCTAACACCATAATCAATACGACCACCCGTAGATACGTCTATTATAGAGTCATTGCTATCTTTTCTGATAAACCATATATGACCATTAGACGTTACCGTTTGCCTGTTTATTAATGTTGTCACACGCTCCATGATGTCTTGACATCTACGCATAGATATCATTCCAGATTGGGTATCCCATACTGATATTCGGTACATAGGAAACGACAAAATGTTGTCACCTACAGTCACGTCATCGTTTGTTGTTACACCATAACGCATTGCCACAACATACGGTGGTTGAGGTGCAACATTACTAACTGGGTCAACTTGTGGTGCCAAATGCATGTATACAGATTGCTGGTAGTTTGGTGGCAAGTTTAAAGGCGCAAGCAAATCCATAAGTGTTGCATCACTTGAAAGCGTATTGTAAATCCATGCTTCAATTGCTGTATCGATGTACATAGTTAGTTATCACTCTCATTCCACATTGCTATGTTTATAGATGTCTTTTTATCTGATGCCATAGTTTGTTTAATGACTTTTACAAGCACAGGGAATGTCCTGTCAATTACAGGCTTGATAAAAGGTCTTGGTGCGCCATTCATACCGTATTCCAAATCAGCGGCATAAGGAACGTTCCAAGCACCGACTGAACCTGTCGCTGGTCCCGTCATTTTATACTCAATACCCTTACGCAACTGACCGGTTTCATTGTTAGGTGGCATACCGGGTGCAGACGACCAGTGAATCTTGCCACCCGCGCCATAATACTTACGATACTTAGTTTGTGTTTTTGTAATTGACTTGCGAATCTCTCGCCGATTCCATGCTAAGTAACTTTTGACAATGCGATTGAGTTGCGTCAATCGACGTTGATACTCTTCAAGGTTTTTAACCTTGACTTCGACTTCTAGTTTCATGGTCGTTGTACATAAAAATACAATGGTCCGAATCTGCGTACTACAGCCCCAACTGTCAATGTAACAGTCACGCGTACATTGCCAACAGTTGGAAACGCAGAAGGTAACCCTAACGTAAACAATCCTTCAGTTGCATATTGAGGTGTGAGTGTCGATGTTCCGCTTGGGAATGTGTATGCGCTTCCGGTGTAAACGTTTGTATAGGTAATAGCAAGAGTGCCTCCAGTCAAAGGTACTGCTGTCCCATTACTATCAACTAACCTAAATAGGTAACTATGAAAGTCACCTACCCATGTATACGCATACTGTTCAAACTGCGGGTCTTCACTTAGATTGATAATGTTCATTAGTTCTGCCTTACATACATTTTAAGCGGTCCATAAACAGTTACCGTAGTACCAATAGTCGACACCACATTTACAATGTATGTACCAACAGTGTTGGTAACAGTTGTAGTGAGTGGTATTAATATATGCCCCATTACAGCATAGGCAACAGTTCCGGCATAAGTTGTAACTAGTGTTCCCGTGGCAGAATATACCTTTACGTCAACTGTCGCGCTCGTAAGGTCTACACCTGTGCCGTTAGCATCAACGCACTGCACTTGTACATTACAAACACTGCCTACGACTATATCTAAAGGGTCTCCAACTTGACCGTTATCCGATTTGACTTGAAACGGACCCGGTCTAACTTCGACAGATGCGCTACCGCCGGGACCACCACCTGTAGGTGCAAGTTCCAATGCGTTTGCTGTAAACCGATAAACTGCTCCATCAAGTTGCATTGCAGTATCAAGTTTGGCAGTCACTGTAGATACTGTTGTAACAGCAGTTGATGTAGCCAACCCTGTTTGGATTTCAGTTACAGCAGATGTAGCCAAGGCGTTAGCATCAATGGCGTTAGCGGCAAAGTCAACTGCTGTTATGACTCCCGGTTGAAACTCGTGTACGTCAGCGGCAATATGGCCCGAGCCGGTTACAGCACAAGCCGCTTGAGCCGTTGAACCACGTAGTACACGTTGACCGAAGGAGTTGTTTACACTGTATGAAGCAAGCAAAGCATCCCAAACCGCCGATGCAGTAGCACCAGCAGTCAAAGGTGCAGTGTATGTAAACGTTGCCATACGGCTACTAGTCAACACGTCAGTGTTCTTTTGGAATGTACCTGCTTGTCCTGCGGTCACAAATGCAGACACATCAGTAGTCCACACGTTAGCGGCAGTTAATGTAGACCTAGAAGAAACTGTAGCATCAACGTTAGTCTTAAGTTGTAGCCCCATTGAACCAACAACGCTGACTGTACTAGCAAGGACATCCCAAACTGACAATGCAGTAATGTCGTTAAACCCAGTAATGCCTGTACCCTTTGCAAGAACGATATTAGTACCAGCAGTAAGAGTTCGTGTACCAGCCGCCCAAGTGTTAGCCACCATGTTTCCAATGATGTTTCCGGCAGAGCCAGCAGAGTAAACTCCCGGCAAAGCAGTAGACCATGGGTCAGCCGCGCTTCCAGCCGCATTCAGTTTGAATCCTGCCTGTCCAGAAGTGTACGTACCCGGCAATGCTTCCGACCAGATATTGGCGGTCGTAATGTCATTGAATCCCGTGATTCCCGTACCCTTGGCTAAGACAATGTTAGTGCCTGCAGTCAACGTTCTAGTAGCATTTGCCCATACAGTAGCATCCGTCGCTCTTGATGAAACAGTAGCGTTTAAGTTATCAACAACTAGTTTTCCAACAGAGCCGACTACTGTGTTATTGACGGTTAAGTCATCCCACACATTCTGTACGGCTGTAGCAGTGAGTGAACCTACACTACCTGTCACGTTACCGCCTACGTTGCCTGTTACAGAACCTACAGCCCCAGTTACAGAACCAACCGCACCTGTAACACTACCAACTGAACCAGACACGTTACCTGTAATATTGCCCGTGACATTAAATGTCTGTGTGCCAGACAAAGCGTAACCTGTCTTGTCATTGTTAGTCGCAACCGTGACCTGACCAGTAGCATTACCTGTTGAGATAGAACCGGTTGTGCCTTGTGCTACGTTAGGTATAGACGTTAAGCCTAATCTGACAACGTCCATTGCATCGTAAGCCATTACTTGAATGACCGCGTTATAGTCTCTAGTGACGGTTGCCTTTTCAACGTTTAATGCAATCCAACCTAATGTGTCAACTTCACCTGCTGTGAACTCGTAATAATATTGCCCGTTTCCTATTTCAGTAAACGTGCCAGCACCAGATGCTATAGCCGCACCGTTCTTTGAAACATTAATAGTAGGTGCAGTTATAGCGGTTTCAGGCGTAAATCCATCAGTAATATCTACTAGGAGTATAGGTATACGCCTACGTACAGCAGTGGCTTCGTTTTGTTTGATTTGAAACATAGCGTTATCCTAGTTGGTTAAATCCTGATGGGATTATATAGTTTGTAGTGCCACCGGTTTGATTGTATTGAATGCCGTTAAATAGAATCGTGCCGATTAACCTACCTGTTGTTGTTTCCGTAAATGTAGTTCCGTTATATTGAGCAATATTGCAAACGATTCCATCACTTAAGTCAGTCAACAGTCCAGCCGTAGAGAACCCAGTAAAGACTCTTGGCGTAGGACAAGTAGTGCCTCCACTAGCCTGAAACATAATGTAGTACTTAGTACCAGCAGCTAGCCAAACATCCGCGTTTAAAATACAAGGGTAGTAGTTGGCAGGTGATGTGTAATCACAATCAAAACTAGATGTGTTTAACACCGTTCCCGCAGTATTTCGGACAACTACGTTAAAAGATGCTCCAGCGGTAAACGTAGTTAACTTAGCCGTTAGTCCGTGTAATCTCAGGTCTGGATGTCCCGCAGGAATAGTAAATGCTAAACCATATTCGGTTGTACCGCTAGGAGTAGTCCCGGCACTTTCAACAGTAGACAACGCTGTGTTGCCATACCACTTAGTAGCAGAGCCATAAAACACGTGCGAAGGCATAAGGTTGCCCCTCGCTCCCCAAACACCGGATGCGCGACGAGTGTGATACGGAAAACCTACGGATGCTCTAGTGAAGTGCGTAAAGTTAAACGAAATGTCTCCATCATAACCAGTCGTGGTGTTTCGTACAACAACAGCAAACAGTTGCCCTGCGGTTAAGTTTACGCTGGCTGGTAAAGTGTACGTTTTAACACCTGTTGAAGTACCCGGCTCTAAAGCAAAATTAGTAGTGTTAGTAGTAGAGCCGACCATCCAGTTTCCGGACGGGCTACCAGCAGTAAGTGTTTGCAGACCTACATTCAAATCATCGTTAGGGGTGTTAGGCATAGCACTAACACGAAGGGAAATGCGAGTAATAACTGCTGTTTCTTCTGCTTGAAATATCCAAGCCAATCCACCGTTATTTGCGTTAATTTGACCACCTGCGACAGTTAAATCTCCTTCAACGCCCTGTTGGTGAAAATACAAGACAGTGTCTTGCTGTATTAACGGCATCAGTTACCTCCTAAATCAGCAAAACCAGATGATGCGTTACGGTAACCACCGCCACCACCTCCACTACTGTCGTTATAACGTAACCCTCCAGCCGTAATAGCCCAAGGCATATGCGCTTCCGGGTTAGCCGCATACCAAGTGTTACTACCCGGCCAGTTAAGTATGAAGTCTCCCTTGTATTCGCCTATTACTTGCGCTCTACTTGGAGTGCTTACAAAACCAGTAAAGTAGTTAACTGTAGGATTGCCACCAGTAGGTGTTACGTTAAAACCAGATAACAGGATGTAAGACGTTCCAGCAGTAAGCCATGTAGTGCTTGGTGTTTGAAATATAGTCGTAGAGAAGTTACCAGCACCTGATGCGTTACCTAACGTGTCACCAGCAATGACTGACAAGTCGGTTACAAATGTAGCCGGGCTTGCTCCGTTGTCTAAAAACAACTGTGCTTTCCAGATAAAACTACTGCCGGGAGAAGACGTTGGGTGAAAAGGAAACGAAACACGGTCTAACAAGATATCCGGATGGTTAGCAGGTACGGTGAATCTAAACCCTGCTCTATCGTTATTGTTTAACGTAGTACTATTCACCAAGCCGTTTTGCAATTGAGGTTGTCCATACCAAGCGGTTCCGTTAGTGTAAACAACTGGGTTGCCACGGGTAGTTGCTACTTTAGCCCAAACTGACGCGTTACGAGTCGCGTAACCTAACCCGTACATAACAGATTGACCAGACCCTGTGCCGGTGTCTCCTGAGTAAAAAAACGTTTGTCCTGTACTAGTTCCAGACCACTGAAAAACTAACCAATATCTGTTACCTTGAGTAATAGACGCTGTAATTCCGTCACAATGCGTAAACCCCGGTTGTCCCGGAATTGTGTTTGCCCCTGCTGTTACTGTTGCGCTAGGAGTAAACACTGGAGTTAACGTTGATGACGTAGAAAGAGTCATTTGACTAGCAGTTGGCACACTAACTATCCAATAGTTGGTGTTTATAGCGAACCCGCCAGTAGTGTTTGCAAACCTTACTACGTCACCGACTTTTTGATAATGCGCTTGAGTTGTGGTTATTAACGGGTTGCCGGAACTACAAGTAAACTGCATTGCCGTAGACCAAGTACCGGCAGGTAAAGTGACGCTTCCGTTAGTTAAAAATGTCCCTGACGGCACACCTGAACCACTGTCTGTCTGAATGCCTATGGTCAATGCTGTAGCAAACGTAGTTGCCATGCTATTTCTTTGTACACCTATGTCAGTGACAGTCATCGTTTTTTCGGCAATAAAAGGAAACGCTATACCTCCATTAGCAGTAGTAGCGTTCATGTTAGCGGTATTAAAATGTTGAGCCTGTCTTGGTAAAAAAGACCCAAACTGAAACCTTGACGATGTAGTGATGATAGCCATTAGATGACCTTCACAATATTCCCATCTGGGTCGTTTATATCTAGGAAAAGAGTTTTACCTACCGTAGTTGCGCCTATTTCCACTAACATACAAATCAACATACTTTTAAGGTCGTTAGGGTAATCAAGTTCTCTTGATTCACAATCTATTACTAAGGACGCTTCATCTCCATAAAGGTACCCACTGCCGTCATCCCAAGTGACCTGAATAGTGCCATCAGCGTTAACGGTTTTTTCGGTAAGCGTAACTATCGCTGTATGACTCATTTGTCGTAACCATTCTCGTTAATATTTATTGGTTTATCCAACCCCGGTTTACCATCAAGTCCGACGTAATCAGCAAATACTTCTATAGACCGTAAACCTAGTACTCCTAAAAGAAACGCAAAGCCAAGAAGATAGTTGGGGTCATTCTGTTTAAGAATAGTTCCTACAATTGGCGTTAGATACGTAGCACTTGCTGTACCTGCAATGACCGATGCTACATTAGTCCAAATGTTACGTTTTCGTTCTTGTTTGAGTACCATAATTATTGCACCTACAAAACCAGCGATAATATGTTGCCCATTAACAAGAGGGCTAGCATCGTTACTCATTAGAAATTCTCCTGCAATCCAATATGTTGAACAAGCAAGTTAGTTTGTCCAGCATCCGTCGCAATTACATCAAAATAATGTCGAGAATCCCCGTCAACTGCAATCCTATCTTTTGCTAAAATGTTAGCAGTAACAGGCGCAACAAGTATCCACGAACACGATACTTTTATCGCATCGCCCATTACAACTTCATTATTCTGTTTGTTTACAAGACGTGCAGGAATAGTCATAATGACTCGCCAATCTTGTGTCTGTCCCCCTTGACCGTCTTGTGTTTGAGTCAATCGCTTAACTTGCACAGTTGTGTCCATGAGATTAGCGTTCATGCGAGAAGACAATATTTCACGTAACTTGACGTTCATTAAAATATCTCCATTGGTCTATATCGTCTCGCCATATCAAGGCAATGCATTTTAAGTTGACTTAGTTTTACATCAGATTGACCTTCTTTTGAATCAATTTCAGTTGCAACCAAACCTGCTTTTAGTAAAAACACATCGCGAACACTACCGTTAACGTCATAGCGTTCTACGTTTGCTGGACCCGCATCAACCCACGTTAAACATGGAATAGTAGTACCTTCTGTAATAGTCCAACCTACCCATTGAGCTGAAAAATAGTTAGGGAAGTCAGGTTGAGTAGTAAGGGAGGTTCCGGCAATAACACATCTGTAAACGCGTCCATTTGGCGTAGTTGGCACAACAGTGTCACCTACTGAATAAGCAGTAGACGCAGTCCATGTAGTGAATCTAACATGATTATCTAAGATTGTTGAAAGAACGCTTGACCCGACTTCTGGGTAACTCAATGCTTGACTGTATAGAGTGATTAAACTCATTGCTTGGTCACGTGATAATGCCATATAGACTCCTTATAAAAAAGACACCGTACCAAATGATACGGTGTCCTAGTAACAAGACTCCTAAAACTTAGGTAGCACAGAAGACAGCACAAACAGAACCCGGTACTCGGGATGCGGCGGCGGCGTTAGCGTTTCCAACGTCAAAAGCGCTGAACGAAATACGTTCAGTTGCCTTAAACGCAAGCGCGTCTTCGAGGAAATATCGCTGGTCGGACATTTCAATCGAAACACCACGTCGGTCACCAAACTTTACACCAGTACTAAGGTCTGCGAAGTAAGCAACACAAGCGTTAGTAGCGGCTGCACGTGGCATGTTTTGTACCCATTCGATTGGGTAGCCAAACAACGTTGGTGACTGTGTGTATGCGTTCTGAATATCAAGAATGGCGTTACCGGACAAAGCAATGAGCTTGTCAGCAATACCATTAAAGAAAACGTCCTTGTGCATGTACCACTTAGGGTTCATTGCATAAGTCGGCATACGACCACAAAGCGACTGGAAGTTCTGCAACGTGAATGAAGACAACGCAGAGTTTGTACCAGCGGCTCCAACAACAACACCTGCAATTGTGCCGTAGTTAGCGGCTACACCGGAGACAATATCAGTCAATGCGCGGTTCATACCAACGAGACCGGATGCGTCAGTTCCAGTTGCGGCTGAAGCAAACACAATGCGGTCTTCTTCTTTAGCAATAGACCAAGCCATGTCCATTGCAAGTTTAGAACCAATGTCTACAACAGCATCTTCACGAAGTTCTTTAGATACTTGCGTAAGGACAACCATTTTCTTTGCGGTAAGAGAAATCTGCGAAAACGCCATGTCAGACAGGGTTCCTGCAGTGTTTTCACCGGGATAGTAGACAACTGTGTTTGCAGTTGTGTTTGGAATCAACTGAACGTCAGAATACATTGGGACAATAGAGGCATTACGACGTGCAACCCCGAACTTTTCACGCAGATAAATAAGGTCCGCGTTAAGAAGGTCAGGAGTAAGGAAACCACCAGCGGTTGTAGTGCCCTCACCCATCGCTTTAATGTGACCATGACTCTTAAGCCATTCAGTTGCTTTTTTGTTACCTGCAATGTGCTGGGCAAAACGACCAAGGACATAAGCCTTAAGGTTTTTCTCATGGCGGTCACCACTAAATGGATTCTCAATGATGTTAAAACCCGACTTCCAAGGTTCGTCTTCAACTACTGTTTTTGTTACAACAGGCTGGAACTCGCCAAGGCTTTTGATTGTTTCGATGCGCTCATCAATAACACGCGCTTCTTCCATCAAAGACTTAATGTCTTCCGTAGTACCGTCACCGTACGCAAGTTGCTTTGCGTGAGTAATAACTGCGTCCTTTTTGGACTGAAGTTGCTCAATAGAACTCATAGTGTACTCAATGCCTCCAAACGTGTAATCAGTGCCTGTCTATCTTCGGTTTTAACCTCAATAACGGGCGTTTCCGGTGCGGTGGGTACTTCTGGCTCGGCATCCCGCAGAGTTTCCCAGATTGAAGGAGCAAACCGCTTTGCCTCCGTTCGACTAAGCCCAACTGCATCCCGCAGTTTACGCTCAAGTGTTCGTAGCGACTCTATTTGAGTCGTTGATTTCATTAGTATGCCCTGACTATTCATCGTAGTGACAAAACTTTTTGCAAGACCAGCAAACTCATCAATGAGTGCTACGCTATACCCAGTCTTATCAGCACTGTCAGGTAAATCACACAGGCAAGTACACATTTTTTCATAAAGTGACTCCAGCCCCTCCATTGTTACTTCTTGTGTAATGTCCGCATAAACTTGCTTTGCATACAGTTGTGGGGTGACCCCTTCCACGATAGGAATGTCAGGAGATTCAGATTCCATGTAATCCATTGATTTTTCATACAATGACTTCAAAGATTGCACAATATTACGGCTTTCAGCAGGCGTAGGTGTCATTGACGCTTCTGCGATAGGCCATCTAATAACTTCATGCGTATTACTTGATTTCATGACACGTTCGACTAAATGACCAGCGGCTCCAGACGAAAACCCCATTTTGCCTTCACTGGCGAGTTTGGCAATCATTTGTCCGTATTCATCAGCCATTTCAAGTTGAGCGGTGTACCACAACCCGGTTTCATCACCTTTGACATAACCTTTACCAATTGGTCGCTTCCCAATTGTCTCATCCATTCCATGATGATAGTAAAGATTCAGTGGAACCGTAACATCTTGCCCTGCCGGGAAACCAAAGTCAGTGCTTTTAGTAAAGTAATCACCTTCAAGGTCAGTCTTTGTTGGGTCACCATACCGAACAAGATACCCACTCACATGCCCAGACGGAGTTGTTTTGATTGAATCTGCAAAGTGTACTAGATAATCCATTGTACTTTTCCTTGAACCTTGTGTGTTTATATCGCCTCTCCACGGGGTGTCTGTGCAGTTTCTGACTGACCGGCTACATTTGCAGGCGTTGGATGATTATACATTTCACCCTCATCTTCAGGTTTTGCTGTCAAACCGGCGATTCTCTTTGCTTCTGCCTTGTCAATAATGCCAGATACGTATAAATCCCTTGCACGGGCGGTAATAGCGTTCAAATCGTCAGCCAATGCACGTACGTGTGTGGAATCAAAGATAATACTGTCAGAGTCTGACAAATCAGGGAAATCTGGTAGTAGTTGATATGTTAATGCTTCCGCAAATGCGTGAAGTAGCGGAATCATGCCATCTTCCCAGCCCGCTTGCTGGGCGCGCTCGTAATTTGAGTACGTAGACCTATCCAACCCGGCTCCAAGCCCTAGAACCATTGGGTTCAAACCTAAAGCGGAACAAATGCGTTCTTCCGGTACACGCCTGACAGTGTCAAGGGACAACTCGGACGGGGTAAGGCTAACGCGTTCCAGTTTGTAAGGCGCAGTAAGAACAACAATGCCACCAGCCCCATCACCCGTAAAATCCTCTTGCATCTTCTTCTTGACTTGCTTTGCGTCATCAGGAGACATGGAATAAGCGGCATCTGATGCATCAGGACCAATAACTAAACTAGGCATCGCACCATTAGTCATCAAACCGTAACTTGCCGTGGATGCAGTGTTATCTGTTGCTATCTCACGAAGCATTGCTTGAAGCGGTGAACGACCGCGACGCATCTCGTCAGGGTCATAACCATAACGGATGTGAATGATGTCCTCAACAGGAATATCAAATGAACGACCATCAGTCATATACGTAAAATGAGTTAATGGGTCTTTACCATCACCAACTGGTCGTACCATATTCTGAGGTAGCCATTGCAAACTAACAACACTACCACTACGACTACGTATCTTACGTAAAAATGCATCGCCAAAAATTTTGTAGTCCTGAATAACCCATCCCCATACAAGGTTGCCACTTACACCGGGCATAGGTTGCTTAATCAGTTTAATGACAGGGTGGTCGAGTATTTCCTCGTTGTGGTCATCAACCTTGCGAACAACCTTCGGAACACTCTGTGGAAAATTCCTGATGTACCAGTCGATGTTGACCGCAACAACACCATTAAGACCAATGTCACCTGCGACACTAGCCCAATCCTTATGACTACCGGGCAAACCACGTTTTAGGCGATAGATGAGTTGTCCATTGCCCATACCAGACCAAAACAAGTCACGTGATTGAGCAAGTGGTAATGGTAGTGGTTGTTGTGGATTTGCAAATACTGCTTTGATGCTATCGAAGATACCCATGCATCCATTATGCCTTCAAATACGCACAACTATACAAAAAACCTAAGTTGAGAGCGGAAAAGCCTTTTTATGCGATAGTCATAACCTTCAAAATACGAAAAAATTCAAACGGGTGGAAGAGTGGGAGGGTGACGTATTGTCACGTTTCTAGGAGACCGGGGGTGGGTGTGACGGAGCATCACACGTGACAGATTGTCACACGTTACGTTGTGTCACACGTGACACATAATCACAGGCGTGACGTTGCGTAACACGTGACGTTATGTCACACGTGACGCTGTGCAACATGTGACGCTCAAACACATCTTTTTTTGATGGGAATGACTGACATTTGCATACACATACACACATTGTTATTCCCACCTTGTTGATAAACATACTCACTATAATAATACGTACATTGTATGATTATGCTGTGCAACGATATTGATCCGTCCGGATTCATCGTGTGTGTGTGCTTATCCTGAATACCGCTGTGCGTTCACACAAGGCGCATAGCGCGGAGTTATATGCATTCTTGGGTAATGTGTCAGTAATGCGGTGTTCCGTCGTTGTACTTCCTTATTTCGTTGCTTTTGAATCAAAGTCGCGTGTTCGTTGGTGTTTCGCGTATTCATCAACGATTTGTTGATTGTGTATATGAATGAGCGTGTCCTTTCCGTGCATTCATTCAATGCACGTCAATGCCAACGCTCAATGTGTTTGTTTTGACGTGTTCGAAACATTTTGATTTCTTTTTGTTGATATCGTTGCACAATATAAACACACGTGCTTTATTGTGTTCATTATGAATACATCGACGCAGTCAGTCAAGACACTTGTACAAATCGTGCGAGCAAACACAACCCTTCCAACCCCGTTCATTGTTACCCGCCCGATTTTCGACTTGGTAACAATCGTACGTCAATGCAACGAGCAAAACATCATTACATCAAAGCGATGCATCCTCATCAACAATGAATTGACAAACGATTGGGTGCGGAACGCATTTGCTTGGTCAGACGAGGAATTGCTTTTCGACTTGGAATCACGTTTCTCACGCGTTCTCGACAATATGGAAGAATTCCTTCATGACGCAGAAGCGTGCAACGATGAAGACATGGACCTTGTCGAATACATGATTTACCAATTCCTCCGCATTGCTCGACTTTACAGCACGCTGAAGTCACGTTCTGCTGTGCGCGAAACAGCAAAAGACATGTTTACCAACCTCTCGTTCCAACTGATTGTTTGAACACACACACAAAGGAATACAAACAAATGTTTACCCTCTCAACCCTCCGACCTCTCGCCTTCATTTTCACTGCGTTGAATCCCAATAGCACGTACGTTTCCGCGGACACGCTTGTCAAAGCGTGCGAGCGTGGGAATATGAACCTCGTATGTAATGCCATGATGCAGGAGACGACTGCGTCTGACATCATTACGAAATGCACGGACGACCAAACGCTTCTCGACTACATTCATGACGTTGAGCAAATGGTAGAAATTCGCGTTGATGCAAGAATCACCGCATTGTCGCTCGTTGCTCCTCTCGACTATGCTGATGAGATTATCGGTCGTGTTTACATCATGAATATGCTCATCATGATTCAGGAATCGCACGATTTGACCAAGGACGCGAAAATCGTAATGTTGAATGTTGCACGTACATTGGCACAAGGACTGCAGTCACTCGTTGCTGATGCCGAAGGATGCGACTGGATGAAGCGCGCAAATCGTTACGCTGAATAACAATAAACATTACCAAACAATATGACCTGTGACGCTCTGTCACAGGTCTTTTTTTGTGTACAAGTGTGACGCTCTGTCACATGTGACGCTGTGTAACATCCTCCCATTCAGCGTTGCATCAGCAATCTCATGCTCGTCCTTGCCAAAAACTGACGCACACAAGGCGCATAGACGGGCGGAACATACCTTGCCCCCGTCATTATTCATTCTGATACACACTCCGCGCTTTCGTCATTGTGAACCCGTACAAGGCGGGTCACTGTATTTTGAATAATATATTCCTATATTGTTGCACGATATCAACATGGGTGCTTTATTGTATTCATTATGAACACACTCAACGCACAGCGGGTTGCTCACGTGCATGACGCACGGGCAATCCTTCTCGCCAACGTTTCTTGCCAGCGTGTCAGTGAATTGCTCCCAATCGCTTGGGAAACAGTCGACCGCATCAAACACAACGATATTGCTCGCATCATGTATGCATCATTGACGGAAGAAACAGTCGACCGATTCAATCGCTCACAGCACAAAACACTCGCAGGACTTGAGGCATGTTACACAATGCTTATCACATGCAAAGCATTAGACATCAGCGTGTCGGTCGC